CTACCAACAATCGCGATGCATTGACCGTATCGTTTGGCGATGCCGTGTTTTGCGACGGTGTGAAACCAGTTACACCACCACCACCAGCCGCAGCAATCGTCAGCGTTTCGTTGCCACCGTCGTTGTTTTCGGTAAAGGTGATGTTCGTGCCTGCAATGAGCTTGCCGTTCAAAAATCCAGACGTTGTATCATTGCTCGATACCTTTGCTTTGTCATCAACATCCGTAAATGTTGCAGCGATCGTCAGCGTTTCGTTTCCACCGTCGTTGTTTTCGGTAAATGTTACGTTAGTGCCTGCAACGAGCTTGCCATTAAGATAGCCGGCCGTTGTGTCATTACTCGATACTTTGCTCTTTTCGTCGGTATCGACACCGCCGCCGGAAGCGCCTCCAAAACTTGTGGGTGAGATCATACGTCGTAGTCCCTGCGAGTTCTGAAAAATTGATACTGTATAGATGCCGAGGCTGTCTCCTGTATGATCTTTACTGTAGAATCAAGACCGACATCAACTTGCAAGAGTGATCCTGCAGTCAATTGAAATCCAGTGGTAGATGTTGGAGTCGTTCCGTCGAAAGTTACTCTGACGTTCTGTGTGAATGCCTGCAATAAAAACGAGTCCACACCTTCTGGGATCGTTATCGTAACTGCAGATGAGAGTGAGGCGTTCGTGGTGTGTGATCCTACACGAACCCCCTGAAATCCGGTAAGTGGCATTATGTTTCCTTTGCTTTGGTGTGCTGACCTCAGAGGCCTAGGCCCCTGAAGTCAAGACACTTAGTCCTTGATGATGTTTGCAGCAAGGCCACGCTCTGTTGCTGTGTTGATGCCTTCGCCGTTGTAGAGTACTGCGATACATGTACCGAATGTACCAGCAGCACCGTCACCTGCAGTAGCAACTACGTCGATATAACGCTTGCGTCCTGCGAGGTTCACGAAGAACCCGAAGACCTTGTTGTCGTCGTCAGCCGTCGGAAGTGCAGGAGCACCAGAGGCGCCATATACACAGCCAGTGATGTCTCCATAGGAGGAATCGTCATCAGCTTCCTGCAGCTTGAGAGCTGTCATAGCGATGTCGGTTGCACCGAGGCTGAAGTAAACTGCGAGCTTGCCGAAGCCAGCTGTGTCGATTGATGTCGTTGCGAACGAGGCCGCATCCTTGATGGCTGCTGGTGGCGTGACGTTGACAACCTTCACATTTTGTAGTGCGTTCATGTTGTCACCTTATGAGTTAATAGTTACGAATCCAACAATCGGGCCAGTCTCACGGCTTGCTGCTGTTGCGTTGTAGTTGCCCATCTCGTGCACCTTGATGTCGAGATACTGTGTGGCCTTGACATAGATTGTGTCTGTGTCGAAGCCCTTGCTTGCGTCTTGCTTGATGGCTGTTGTCATGCGATCGCCAAGCGTTGCAGCTTGTGACAGGTTGCCAAACCATGCGAAGACTTGTGAGTTTGCGTCCGTGCCAGGCATGACGTCAACGAACTCAACAGGATAGCCAAACAAACGCTGGCCGAAAGAGCCTGCGAGTTCTGCTGCTGTTGATCCACCTTGTGCATATGCTAGGCGCTCGGCTGTCTCACCGAAAGCTACCTTATTGAAATACCACTTTGCACCTGTGAGTGCGTATGTTGGAACCTTACGCATACCTGCAATCAGGTTGCCCATTGTAACCTCAGAGAAGAGGTTGCCTGTGCACACCTGAGCTGAACTGAGGTATCCCTTGTGCGTGTCGTTCGTCCATGTTCCACCACCGTCTGTGAGAACCTTCTGGAGCTTACCGTAGAGACCGAGAACGCCACCGTAGGTAGATGTTCCGTCACCCAAGAAACCAGCTTGGTCTTCCTTCTTAGCGAACTGACGAGCTACTGATTCAGCAAAGCGAAGGCCTAGGTTCTGTGTGCTGTTCATCACGAGTTCCTCAGAGAGAACTGCAAGGGCATACATCTTCTTAGCGTTCAACGTTACAGCATCGAATGACATGTCAGATGACGACAGTGTTCCTGTTTCAGAACCCCAGTAAGCCGTCACGTCATCTCCAGTACGGAAGATGCGGATCGACTCGGAGCCCATAGGCTCAACACGGACGTTGCGACGGAAAGAGCCGTAGGTATCCTTCAAGTTGATGATAAGACTTGACGTTTCCGTTGGTACGAAGATACCACCTGTGGCGTCGTTGCCCTGTGTGTGTGTCTTGTAATCGATGCCAGTGACTTCAGCGTACTTCTGGCGTGCTGTCTCGTTCTGGAGACCACCGACGAAGAGACCTGTCACGTAAGCCTTGTACTCAGCTTCTGGCATGTTCGCCTTTGCTGATGACTGGCCAACCTTAACATCTGATGTTTGTGGGAGCTTGTTGACTGCAGTCTTAACTTCTGCAGCACGTTGTGCGTTCTTGGCCTTGATAGCGTCGAACGACTTGATTTCCTCGGCTTGTGCCGTCAGGCCGTCGATCTCTTCATTGAGAGTCTTGGCAGCCTTGACCTCGTCCATCGATGGCTCTGTCTTGGCGAGCAGTGTTTCAAGCTCGGAAGACTTTGCTACGATCGAGTCGTTGATCTGTTGCAAGTTCATTGTTTAATCCTTTTGTTTACTAATTGACGCAGGGCTTCCATTTCCATGGCTGCCTTTGCGTTCACTGGGGTTGCGGACTCGATGAGTCCCTTGATACTGGAAACGGCTGTTGTCAGCGTCTCCATCAGTTGAGTCAGGCGAGTTACGTTTGCCGACGATAACGTTCGCCCTTCCTTAATTCTTATTTCAGCACGTTCGTTCAGCCTCGTAACAACACGCTCCACGTCGGCTCCGACGTCGGCAAGGTCATCGTTGAGTCCCTTGGCACTGATTAAAGCAGTTTCTGAATTAGCACCGAACAGCACTGGTGACCATTCGTATAGTTTGCCCTTGACAAGTTCACGGGCTCCGTCTGGGCTGTAGCCTTCCTCGGTTACGGAATAGCCGATTGAGAACTCGTCGATGATGCCTTCCTTGATGTCGCTGTAGGTCTCACGGCCGCGCTGTGTGTTCATGTTGAATTGGCCCTTGATATACAGGCCACCGAGGTCCTTGAGCTTCTCAGGCAACAGGGCATCGCCTGGCATTAGCTCACGGGCTTCCAATGTCTTGGCCACTGGTGTTTTCCAGTCGTGAGCCCAAACGCCTTTGGGTAGCTTGGTCTTAAGTGATTCGTCGAAGAAACCGTACTTAACACGGTCTCCATAGCTGTCGACGTTATTAAATACCGATACAATGGCCTCGATGACACCAGTGTCACCCTCGGCTTTGGTCTCAATATCAAAAGATTTGCGTTCTATCTTCATTGTTTACGTTCCCCGTAATTCCCGAAATTCGGGTTTTCGTTCTTGTAATTATCCACAACTTAGACGGCCCTGCGAGCTCGTGCGAAACATCGACAGTTGACGGAGTTGGCAGCAGTTAGCCCAGGGCCTGCAGGGTAGGGAGTGCGTTCGCCACCGACAACAAACATGCCATCAGCTTCCTCGGGCTGATCGTGCGCTGCAGCGTGTGCAGCCCTCGCACCTGACAAGGCTGCCCATGTTCTTGTGATGCCACCTATCTCTGCCCAGACTGATTTCTGCACAGTGCCTGTGGTTGCTGTTGCTGTCGTGCGACCAATTACGTCGGCTCGGCTTTGCTTAGTTGTAGGCAGCAGAGGCTTGCGTAACTCCTCAAACCTGTCGTAGATCAACTGGCCAAGCTCGTCACCCGATGCTGTTGGGTTTGCAAGAATGACCTTCTGTACATCCTCACGTAAGGTGGGCACGGTCTCCCTAATCTTGTCACTCGATTCACGCTGTCCAGCTTCTCGGGCTTTGGCAAACTCACCAGGCTCTGCATCGACCTCCTCTTGACTGAGTCGAATGATTAGCTCGACGAGTTCGTTGCGGTCTTCCTCTGTTGACTTAAGGAACTTCTCCGTCCAGACGTCAATGTTGAAGTCGTCTGCTTTGGTTTCCGGTGCTGATGCAGTCTTCGTATCACGTAGGTAGGTGGCCAGCTCCATCAGGGTCTTCGACCATGATCGTGCAATCCTGACGTCGTACTCACCTAGAACCTCGTCGTACTGCTTTGCGTATACGTGTGAGTCCGGATGCTGCAACCAGGCCTTTGTCGCAGGCCCTACGGTAACGTCAAATGTTTTCGACTCGTACCCACGAAAGCCACGCGCCTCCACAGGCATAGCGCCTCCGTCGCTATTGTCGAGATCGTTGTCGTCGTTAATGTCGTTGTCTTGCGTTGATACGGCCTCTGTGGCCAGCTGCTCGCCAGCAAGGGCCTGTACTGTGCTTAGATCGAAACCAATCTGCACACCGTAGTCAGGTATGGCCAGTTGTGCGTTAATCTGGTCGGCAAGCATATTCCAGAACGGAACACGCACCATGTTGGTGAAGTCTTTAGAGGCCTGCTCGAAATTAGAGTACGTAGATTGTGACAGACCCATGTGAGTGCCTGCGATAATCGGATGCACCTTGTAAGCACCACAGATGCGCGTTTCGTATTGACCGAACGTGTCAGACAGGCCGAGCTCATTCCAGTCGAGGGCAAGACGTTTCACGTCCTTGACACCCCAGACGATACCCACGCTGCCCCGACGTTCGCCACCGTACTTACGAGAAAAAGACTTCTGTGCAAGTGAGGCCTGCTCGCCGCTGAGTTCCTCATCATACACCAGCAACGTCTTGGGCATAGCGTCGTTCTTGTGGATGTTGAAGACCGTTGCGCTGGCCTCGTTGTAGCCCTCGATAGACTGTGCAGCAAGCTCAACAGGTGAGCCACCACCTAAGGGCTTCTCTGGATCATACCAGAAGCCCACGATGTGCACGACGTCTGACTTCTCGACACGGTAGGTAACAGCACCGTTGTAATAGTGGTAATAGTCCACGTCACCCCACCCATCATTCACAGGGGCAAACCACTTGTCCGAATACCACCGAATGCCGATGACAGCCCCTGCAGCGTTGCGTAGCTTGTAACCATAGGCATTGCCACCGATGCAGAGGATCGTCATAACCTCAGCCATCGTAACACGCCACTGGTTACGTGTGAGCATGCTCACGATAGGCTGATCGTAGTCATAACCTGATGGTGTGATAACACCGAGCTGTGCCTCTGGCATCATCAGGGAATAGGTGATAGTGCAGGCCTGGGCTACAGGGTTAGCCTTCCACATCTTGTACGCTCCTGCCCAGTTGACAA